AGATGGAATACTTCCCGATCCATTGCTATTCAAACATCGTGAACATAATGATGTGCCATACTTCTTCAAGTTTACAATGATTCAACTTGCAAGAGAAAAAGGATATACAGAAATATATTGGCTTGACTCATCTCTGGTGTTACACAAGGACATCACAGGACTTGCATCACCAATAATGGCATTCGATAATTTAGGACATCCATTGTCCAAATACATTTCAGATCAGGCAGTTGTTAATCTAAATTGCATTACCTACCTTTCGGACATCAAACAGATTTGGGGTGGTGCTATCGCATTTAACTTTGAGAATCCTATAACATTGGTAATCTATAAAGAGATTTTGGAACAGGTAGAACTTGGATCATTCAACGAAGGCACAAGCAACAGAAATGAGTTTGTGGCACATCGACATGATCAAGCTGTGATGTCTGTCATATTTCATCAACATAAAATATACTTATTGCCTTATGGCAATATTGTAATTAACGCACACAGCTTACCACCATACGAGTACGGACAAGATTTTTATATTATTTACGGATGAAAATAGAATCATTACAAAAAATTAAAGACATTCACAAAGGCAAGACAATCCTTGTGTGTGGAAGCGGTGGCTCATTGCTTGATATTGATACAAAAAAATTACACCATAACATCATTGTGATGTGTTGCAATTCAGCAACCTATCATTTTAAGAAATTTGACTATGGAGTGTTCACCGATGGCACAGCAAACTATTCAAATTGGTATTTGAATTTAACTAAAAAAAAGTGTACAATAATTAATTGCAATCAAGAAATACCTAAAATAAAACGAAACACAATATATTTTGAAAAGGATTTTGACAACTGGAAGTTTGAAGAAACAAACACGAAGGTAATTGGAGGGTATGATGTTATTCATTGTGCAGTTCATATTGCTTGGATGATGGGAGCATCACAAATTATTTTAGCAGGAGTAGATTTGAAACACATGACAGCATCAAGGAAATATGCTTATGACCAGTCTGTGAATGAAAACATACCACAAGCATTGTTAGAAACATTACAACAATCATTACACGCAAATGATAGTTTGTTTGATGGGTATCTGGGTGCATCATTAGGAGGGTGGGAAAAAATTGATAAATGGAATACACAACTAAGAATTAAGACAATAAGTAAAGACACTAACTTAAAAATATATGACTATACAGATGTTAATTCACTTTATTGAAATTATTTGCTTTTCTGTATTCTTTGCAGAGCTGTCGAATGTACCACAACAACTGATGTACCTACTTTGTAAGTACAATCTATCTTACAAGATAGACATCTACAATTCCAAACAACCACGCAGGTGCAGACCATTTGATTGTGCGATGTGTCTTGCAAGTTGGATAGGATTCGTTTACCAATTAGTCAACTTCACAAATGTGTTTCATCTGGTAGCATACTGCTCCATCTGTTCTGTTGGTGCAGTCTTGCTTATTTGTATCTTAAACAAATTAAAGTCGTTAAACCTATGAGGTTTCTAATAATTAAAAATACTATGAAATTAAGAGATGACCAGTACCAAGAATTAGTTAACCACAGGGGTGTGATTAAGATGGTAGCAGAGCAGAAACTAAATGTGAGCAATTCACCACACGACACAATGGCGAGGGTGTGGATGCAGTTAGGACAAGCACCAGTTAACACCAACTGCAATGCGTGTGTGTTGCAACTGTATGCAGATATAAATAATTTAATGATACAATACGAGAATGGCACAGATTAAAGCAACGACATCAAAGAAGAACTTTGGTGTGCGTAAAAAGGGCAAAGCAAAGAAGTCTAAAAATAAACATTGTCGCAAGACAAAAAAAACAAGAGGACAAGGATGAAAATAGTCAAGGTAAAAATATCAGAGATAAAGCTCAACGAATCAAATCCACGATTTATCAAGGATGACAAGTTCAAGAAGTTGGTGAAGTCAATCAAAGACCTACCACAAATGCTTGACATCAGACCTATCGTAGTCAACAAAGACATGATGGTGCTTGGTGGTAACATGAGATTGAAGGCATGTGTTGAAGCAGGACTTGTTGAAGTACCGATTATCATTGCCGACAACTTAACAAAGGAGCAAGAGAAAGAGTTCCTAATAAAAGACAATGTTAGTGGTGGTGAGTGGGACTGGGATATGATTGCAAATGAGTGGAATGAGGTTGAGTTAATTGAGTGGGGGTTGGATATTCCTTTGGACTTCCAAACAGAACTTGAAGCGGAAGAAGATGAGTTTGATGTGCCTGAGGGTGGAATTGAAACGGACATAGTATTAGGAGATTTGTTTGAGATTGGTGAGCATAGATTACTTTGTGGAGATTCAACGGATAGCGATTCAGTAGCTAAACTTATGAATGGTGAGAAAGCGGAAATAAGTTTTACATCTCCACCGTATAATGCAGGAACAACACCAACTGAAATAAAAATGGGCAAAACCTCAAAATATGCAAATGATTCAGATAATAAAACAGAAAGTGAATATCTTAATTTATTAGTTGATTTTACAAATAACACTCTATTATTTTCTGATTATTCATTTTTAAATATACAGAGTTTATCAGGAAATAAAACCGCTTTAATTGACTTTTTGTATAATATGAAGTCTTATTATGCTGACACTTTAATTTGGCAAAAACAAAATGCACAACCAGCAATGGCAGAAAATGTTTTGAATAGTCAATTTGAATACATTCATGTTTTTAGTCATAAAGCAAATAGAGCTATTGGAACGAAAAAGTTCAGAGGTACATTAAGCAATGTTTTAGATATAAGCAAACAAAATAAAAACGGAGTTAAAGAACACAATGCGACTTTTCCGATAGATTTTGCAGCTCACTTTGTACAAAACTTTTGCGAAAATTCTGTTTTAGATTTATTCTTAGGCAGCGGGACCACAATGGTAGCATCACACCAACTTAAACGTAAATGTTACGGAATGGAACTTGACCCAAAGTATTGCCAAGTAATTATTGACAGAATGAAGAAGTTAGATAGCACATTAGTTATTAAAAGAAACGGAATAAAAATATGAACAACATAACGAAAACGAACACTATAAAGGAGCTTGATTTAAGGCAGTTGGCAATGGTTGAGGCATTAGAGAAACATCTTGGCATCGTAACCACTGCATGTAGAACAGTTGACATCGCAAGGACAACGCACTACGAATGGCTCAAAACAAACAAGACATATAGAAAGCTGTGCAACGACATCGACAATGTAGCACTTGACTTTGCAGAATCTTGTCTGCACAAACAGATTGCAAAAGGTAATCCATTGTCAACTATATTCTATCTAAAATGTAAAGCAAAGAAACGAGGGTATATCGAGCAAAGCACAATCGAGATAAAAGGTAACATGAAATTCAGAGCAGACTTTGGCACAAGCAATCTTATACAACCCACATCCGAATCAGCAGAAGATACACAATAGCATCAATGACGAGGAATACAAATACTATGTGATTTGTATCGGTCGGCAGTTTGGCAAGACAATGATGGCTACCAACCAGATGATGTATTGGGCATTGAATAATCCACGCAGTAAGATTGCATGGGTATCGCCTGTGTATAAACAAGCGAAGAAAGTATTTGCCGACACTTACAAAGCATTCATCAAAAGACCAGAGATTTACAAGAACATCAACAAGGGTGATCTGATTGTCGAATATCGCAATGGCTCAACTATCCAATTCTTTTCATCCGAGAGATACGACAACATTCGTGGTTACACCTTTGACTATCTGATATGCGATGAGTTTGCATTCATGGATGCAGAGGCATGGACAGAAGTATTGAGGGCAACGGTACTGGTGAAAGGCAAGAAGGTGATATTGATAAGCACACCGAGAGGTAAGAATCACTTCTACCACTTGCATCAATTAGATTCAGTCAATCCACAATACAAATCATTCAGCATGTCATCCTACGACAATCCAATGATTCAGAGATCAGAGATTGACGATGCGAAGCTCACACTACCGGAACATATCTTCAAGCAGGAGTACATGGCTGAATTTCTCGATGGGGGTAGTGGTCTGTTCCTGCACATAAACTACTCAACACAGGTGGACACATCACCAAAGTATTATGCAGGTCTTGACTTGGGAAGGGCAGACGATTACACAGTCCTTACTATCTTCAATCAACAAGGGCAAATGGTATTCGCAGACAGGTGGAGGCAAACGACATGGAGCAACATTGTCGCAGAGGTATGCAAACACATCAACACATACCAAGCATTCACGTTTGTTGAGGTCAATAGTATTGGTGATGCTATCTTTGAGCAGGTACAAAAGGGTGTGATGCACAGGGATAGAATCTACCCATTTGTCACCACATCAAAATCAAAGCAAGACATCATTGAAGCTCTCATAGTAGCCAACAACAACAAAGAGGTGCAGTTCCTACCAATAGATTGGCTAAAAAAAGAGTTTGAAGTGTTCACCTACGAATACAATCCTGCTTCCAAGTCAGTCAAGTATTCTGCACCATCAGGATTCCACGATGACGGTGTCATGGCTACCTGCATCGCATACTACTCATTGAAGTCAAACAAGAATTCAGGCATCTACAATGTTAGGTGATGCCTATACAAACCAAACTAAACTACTTATATTATTATGAAGAAATTCTCATGGGGTAACCTTACATTAGGTCAATATGCTGATTTTGAAACAGCAAGGAAGCAAGAGTGCATCTTACCAGTTGACCTTCTTGAAAAGGATTGTAAACTGATTTCATTACTTACAAAGATTCCTTTGGCAGAACTTGAATCAATGCCAATGGCAGAGTTCAACGAGTATCGGAAGGCAATGTATGAATTTGTGGCCATAGAGTTAAAGGGTAGATTCATGGCCAAGTTTAAATTGGCACATCGCAAGTTTGTCTTTGATCCATCCAACAACAACATCAAAGTGAGCAACCTTACTGACCTTTCGCTGTTGAAGATTACAGGCGAGAATCTGGCAGAGCAGTTACCAACCATAGTGAGTATCTTCTGCAAAGAAAAGAAAGTGTGGTACATGCCATTCAGAAAGCCATTGGAGTTCCAACAACGCATGAAGTTGTTTAAGGAGCAACTTAATTTGGAGATAGGATTCGGTGTGGCTGTTTTTTTTTGCAAGGTATCGGAAGAATTACCCAATCTTATGCAGAGTTATTTGGAAGCAGAACTACTGAAAGTGGACAACCTGCTGAACGAAGCGAAAGAGATGATTCGACAGGTGGAGGAGGGATGACCTTATTTGAGCAGTGGGGATATATGTACACAGTCCACATTCTGTGTAAGTATGACAGGACAAAGTGGGACTATTTTATGGAGATGAACATAATCGATTTCTTTAACTACATGAGTTTAGAGCAGGACATCGAAAAGGAAAGAGAGTTACAACGCATGATGCAAAAGTAAGATAATGGAAGAGAAATCAATATATCAAACACTTGAAGACTTTGGCAACAAGGTGCAGGGTGACTTACGAAAGAGTTTGGTGGCAAAGAATTCCAACGCATCCAAGAACTTGTCGCAGTCGATTGCATTCAATGTGAAGTTTAAGAGTGACACCGAGATACAGTTCAAATTAGAACTTGACAGATACTACGAGGCGGTTGACAAGGGCAGAGGTAAGGCAAAGAAAAGTAGTGTGATACCATTGCGTGAAGCAATTTATCAATGGATAATTCAGAAGGGATTAGCAGTAACTAATTCAAAAAAAGAAAGTCTAACAGCAAAGGGTGCAGGGAAGAAGTTAGGAGTAGGGCAACCAAAGCTGCGTTCCATGATTGAAACGAACAGAAGGACAATGGCATACTTTATTGCAAGAAAGATAAACAGATTTGGAACAAAGGGCAACAACTTTTATAGTGCTGTTGTCAATGATTCATTGTTTGATGACTTGCGAATAGATTTAAGTGATTCATTCAAGAAGGATGTGTTAATTGATATAAATAAAATAGAAATAAAATAAATGGCTTATTCATTCGTAGCAGCTTATCAAAGTCCTGCACCAGTATTCAATCCGATGCCATTCGTTGTGACATCAACAGACAACACACAACCAAACTTCAAATATGTGTGCGATGTGTATGTTAGTGGTGTGACAGGGTACACACGACTTCTGCTCAATTCCGATCCAACGACAGGAGCAGCAGCATTCCTTGTCAATCAGATTTTAAGGAGCAGAGTTACATCTGACTTCGATGTTACCACAACAACGGTGACGAATCCATTTAAACAATGTAGCAATGGTCATGTCATCTATGAGTTAAAGTTCGGACAGCAGTACGGTGCATCTGGTAGCATTGTCACCTATCCAAACATACTTGTGACAGGCACACTATACGGATTCAATGGCTCACTTGATTCACAAGATTGGTTGAATTACATTGGCTCAACTTACAACATTCTGTTAAGCACACGCAAGTTCTTTCAGAAGGACAAGTCATTCGCTAACTTCCCCATCCGCATCACAGATCAAGCATGGCTCTACTACTTCTGCGACACAACAAATAAAGATGCGTTGTTGAAGATTGTCACTTACAATGGACTTTCAGCAACACCATTGCAGACTATCACCTTGACAAATCAATATACCAACAAATCAACATACAAACTATTCCAACGTGCATCAGTTGGTCCAGTTGACCTTAACCTTGTTGATCCTACATTGATAGTAACAGGCACACAGCCATTCATCACTTCATCGGTTGCATATTACACCATCAACTTGACAAATAACACAGGAACGCAGTCAAGTGAGATGATGACATATTACATCGACAAGACATGCACCAATTCAGAGGAGTTCCCAGTCTACTTCAAAAACAATTACGGTGGTTTCGATACTTATTCTTTTACAAGAAG